GAAAGGCACAAGAGAAATGAATGATTACGCACTTCCTTTAGTAATTTTACGCAGATTAAGCAGAGAATACGAAGCAGCTATGCTTAAGCATCAATGGGCATTAGCTTATCAAATTTCCACAGATATGGTAGAAATGACATTAAAACTGCAAGATTTAAGCGATGACTGAAATAGAACTTAGCGGAGCTGAAATTCAAATGGCTGCCTTTGTTGGCTGTCAAAGGGTTATCGAAAAGATTAAGGCAAAAGAATCTTATAGCGTATCAGGCGAAAGACCTGAAAAGTTTTGGGAACGCTATATACCGGGTTCTATTGCCGAAGCAGCTCTCGCTAAATACTTAAATGTCTATTGGCATAAGGGCGAAAAAAGCGCACCTGATGTCCATGATGTAGACTGCCGTTGCACTATCTATGCTAATGGTCATTTAGAGATTCACAAGAACGACCCTGATGATAGAAAGTTTTACCTGCTTACTGGTTTTAATGGTAAATATATAGTTCGTGGCTGGATTTACGCTAAAGATGGTAAAAAAGATGAATATTGGAGAGTCATGGGAGAAGGCCGAGAACCTCAATATTGGATTCCTCAAGACAAACTAAATAATGACGAAAAATGAAAAACAAAGATTTAGACAAATCGCAGACCTTGGCTGCATCCTCTGTTATACCCAAGGAAATCAAGGAACATTTTGTGAAATCCACCACATACGCAGGGCTGGACAGCGTAAGACAGCTCCCACCATTGGACTCTGCCCAATTCACCATAGCTTCCATCTTGGTATTCACCACCTTGGGCGTAGAGCTTGGGAATCTACTCACTCAACGACAGAAGAAGCTTTGCTTGAACTCACCAATAGGTTATTAAATGCTGGTTCTTAACCTACCTTTGCCTCCCTCTATAAATCATTATTGGGGAACTCATGGTCATAGGCGTTATGTTTCTAAAGCTGGAGTTGCGTTCAAAGAAGCTGTTTCTGACTATGTAGCTGAATATCGAGTTCCTAAATTAGGAGCTGCTAGACTAGAGTTTCAGGTTACTTTATTTCCTAAAGATAGGCGTAAACAGGACATAGACAATCGAGTTAAAGCTTTATGGGATGCGCTGGCTGATGCTGGCGTTTTTGATAATGATGAGCAGATTGATGTTTTAATCGTTCATAGAGGCGAAATCCGTAAAGGCGGTGGATGCCTCGTAATGATAAGTGAAATAGATGCTTAATACCTTTTTTCATGTATTTAAAGAGGCAATTCCTAAAGACTATTGCGATTTAATTATTAAACAAACTAATTGGGATAAATCCTTAGTAGCTGCAGTTAATCGCTATACCGAAGGAGAAATAGACCCAAAATCTAGGATTACAGACATCGTATGGGAAGAATTGCTAAGTCCAATAGGGTGCATCATTCAATCCTATATGGTCGAAGCCAACAATATATGGAATTACGACATTCGTAGAATAGAAAAAGTCCAAATGTCCAAATATATTGATGGTGGACATTACGATTGGCACATGGATTCCAAAGCACCAATAAACAATGAGCAACGCAAACTTTCCATCGTTATTTTGCTAAATGATAACTTTGAAGGCGGAAACCTTGAAATGGAAACAAATCAAGGCGAATCTGTATTAAAATCTACAGGAGATATTGTGGTATTCCCTTCCTTTTTGAACCATAAAGTAACTCCGGTAACAAAAGGCGCAAGATATACAGCAGTTTCATGGGCTTATGGCCCTACTTTTAGATAGGGAGTAAATATGAATGAAAATGTTGCTTTGTTTGTTGCTACTTTGTTTCATAGCGGTACAAATGCTCATTTCTTTCATTTATCCAGCAATTCTTACTCACAGCATAAGGCTTTGGGCAATTTCTATGAATCTATCATAGAGCTGGCTGATGACTATGCTGAAGCTTATATGGGCTGCTACAGTCAAATTAAGCAGTTTCCTAATAACTATCATTTACCTAAAGAACCAGTAAGCTACATCGAATCTTTAAAGACTTTTGTAAACGCTGCAAGCAAAGACTTGCCACAGGAACAAGCACTTATCAATATCGTAGCTGAAATACAGCAACTTATTGATTCCACTCTATACAAGCTACGCTTCCTTAAATAATGCAATTAGTCGGCTTATCTGCTCTTGAGTACGATGAGCAATACTACGCAGAGCATAAAGATGCAAACCTTGATTATTTAGGTCATGGCTATTGGCAAGAAGAATACGCCAAAATGGTATCTAAGGGTTTACCATTAGGTTCTACAGTATTTGATGGTGGCTGCGCTTGTGGCTCAATTCTCAATGGATTCAAGAAGTTAGGCTATAAAACGATAGGCATGGATTTATCGGCTTATATGATTGAGCTAGGAACTGAGCATTTTGATAACGATGAGCTAATTTGTGGCTCACTTGCCAAAATTCCATTAGCAGACAACTCAGTAAATTTAGTCCATTCAGCTCAAGTGCTAGAGCATATACCTGAAGAACTCATGGATGACATTATTTCTGAGTTCGAGCGCATCCTAAAACCGGGTGGAAAAATGTTCCTTTGCTTAGATTCAATCCGAGATGGCGAAACTAAAGAAATGTATATGGGAGACCCTACCCATGTAAACATTCAGCCTATTGAATATTGGGCTAAGCTCGTCAAAAAAGGTAATTTACTATTTGATGTTCAGAGTTATAATAATTTCGTGCGTTCTGAGCATAAACCAACTGAAGAAATAGATGCTAACTTCTTTAAGGCTTATCCATACTGGAGCGTTTTTACTCTAATTAAGGAATAATCATGCCACTTTGGAAATCAAGCAAAAAAGAAGCCGTTGGTGAAAATATTAAACGAGAAGAAGCTGCTGGCAAGCCTAAAAAGCAAGCCGTAGCTATTGCTCTCAATGTCCAGCGTGAAGCTGCTAAAGGCAAACGCAAAGCCAAACTAGAAGAACTTTACGATAAGCACATGAAGTCAGGAGAAGAAAAAGGCGAGACTAAAAAAGAGTCTAAAAAGACCGAAATGAGCGAGTATTAACATGGAACACATGAATCGCAAATACCCTAAAGAAAATGCTATGTTGCGTGAGCATAAAGAGTCTACGCTAGAGAAAGCTCAAGCTAAACGCCAAGCTCATAATCCTCCTAAAGAGCTAAATGTTAATAGTTCTTCTGACATCATCAACAAAAAGATTAATGAACGCTTAAAGCGCAAAGAGATGATGAGCAAAGAATATGACAAATGGGCTAAAACACAACTAGACCCAACGCTTGATAAATAGGTTAGAATAAAACCATTACAAATCAACTACTTGAGAATGTATGGCTGAAAAACAATCAAAATCTGGAATTGGTGGCAAAAGAGAAGGTGCTGGTCGTAAGACAGGAGTGCCTAATAAGGCCACTAAAGAGTCTAGAGAACTCGTTAAAAAGATTCTTGATAGCAACCTACCAAGTATTCAGAAATGGCTTTCACAGACTGCTGAAGGCATTATGGATGACACCACAGGTAAATACCTTGTATTGCCTAATCCGGGCAAAGCTTGTGACATAGTTAATGGAATGATTGAGTTCTCAGTTCCTAAGATGGCTAGGGTAGAACACTCAGGCGATAAAGAAAATCCAATCATCGTACAGACAGTAAACTTTTGACTACCATTAGACTGCCTAATAACTGGACTCCTAGGGATTACCAGCTTAAAGCTTGGCGTTATATGCAAAATGGCGGTAAACACGCTGAAATCGTATGGCATCGTAGGTCAGGCAAAGATGAGCTAGGTCTCCATTGGACTTCTGTAGCTGCCTTTAAAAGGGTAGCTCAGTATTGGTATATGCTTCCTGAATACAATCAAGCTAGAAAAGCTATTTGGGATGCTATCAATCCTCATACTGGAAGAAAGCGTATAGATGAGGCTTTTCCCTTAGAGCTAAGAGCAAACACTCGTAATGACGAGATGAAGATAATCTTTAAGAATGGCTCATCATTTCAAGCAGTAGGCTCAGATGACCCTTCTAAGCTAGTTGGTTCTCCTCCAGCAGGGATTGTTTACTCAGAGTGGGCATTGAGTAACCCTGCAACTAGAGCGTATCTCAGACCGATTCTGATGGAAAATGGTGGATGGCAGATATTCAATACAACACCTAGAGGCAGAAACCATGCCTATACAACGCTAGAAGCAGCTAGGAATAACCCTGATGCTTTTGCTCAAGTCTTAGATGCAACTCAAACAGGAATCTTTACTCCTGAACAACTAGAGGCTGAACTTAATAACTACATAGCTGACTTTGGTGAGGATTATGGGCGTTCTAAGTTTGAACAGGAATATTTATGCTCATTTGATGCTGCCAATTTAGGCGCAATTTTAGCTAGACAGCTCACTATTTCAGAGCGACAAGACAAGATTAGTGATGATGTGCAATTTGACCCTAATGGACAGCCAATCATCATTACAGCCGACTTAGGCCGTAGAGATACGGCTACATGGTGGTTTTGGCAAGCTCAAGTGGGTGGCTATCATGTTATTGACTATGACTCAGGCTTTGGCATAGATGCAGAAGAATGGGCGCATAGACTCCATAAGCGTATCTGCAAGTACGAGTTATCCGGCAATCGCAAAGCTTTAGGCAAGATATGGCTGCCTCATGATGCTAGAACCAAGACCTTTGCAGCCAAAGAATCAGCTATTGAGATATTCCTCAAGTTCTTTGGTAGCGATAAGGTAGACATCACTCCCATGACTTCTATTGCAGACAGAATCAATGCTGCAAGGGTAATAACGCCTAGAGTGAAATTCAATAAGACCAACTGCAAGGTCGGATTAGAAGGATTAAGGGCTTGGAGCTATGCTTATAACGACATCACTAAAACCTTTGGCTCAGCTCCATTGCACGATTGGGCATCTCACGATGGCGATGGCTACTCTTATGGCTGTCAGATTATGCAAATGGTAGCTCCTCCACCTCCTCCATTAGAGGAGATGAAAGGACTGCAAGTTGGTCAAACTAATGTCTCATTAGACGAATTATGGAAATCCAATCCAAAGCAAACTAATAGTAGAATTTAACGAAATAAGGTTAAAATACTTTAACATTTCGCCAAAATCTTCAACATTTAGGGCAACTTATGGCAAACGGCAAAGACGAAGTTAATCATTCCTATGAGGATTGGTACAACACTATCATGGGCTACGAACGCACTTATAAGCGTTGGGAGTCAAGAGCTGACAGAATCGTAAAGAAATATAAAGATGACAGTCGATACGATAGAAACCCTAATGCTCGGTTTAATATCCTTTGGTCAAATGTCCAAGTTATTCAACCAGCTATCTTTGCTAGATTGCCACGCCCTGATGTAAGCCGTAGATTTAGAGACAATGACCCTGTAGGCAGAGTTGCATCTATGCTCTTAGAGCGAGCTTTAGAGTTCGAGATTGAGCATCATACCGATTATAAATCTGCTATGAATAATGCTGTTCTTGACCGATTACTTGGTGGTCGAGGCGTTTCTTGGGTTCGTTATGAGCCACATATTGTAGGGAGCATAGCTGACAATGAAGCCGAACCTGAAGATGGATGGGAAATTACCGAAGATAGCGATGAAGCAGAGACATCAAACGGCATCGAAGCCGAATCTGCAGAACGCATTGAAAGCGAAGAATGTCCGGTGGACTATGTTCATTGGAAAGAGTTTGGACATTCTCCGGGTGCTAGGACTTGGGAAGAAGTAACAGCCGTATGGCGTAAAGTCTATATGAATCGCCCTGCTTTGGTAGAGCGTTTCGGTGAAGAATTGGGTGGAAAGATTCCACTAGATACTAAGCCTGAAGATAATAAAAACTCTTACAGACCTTCAGAAGGACTATATGAAGCTTGTGTTTACGAGATTTGGGATAAAGAAACTGGCAAAGTCTTGTGGCTATCTAAATCATTAGGCAAAATCCTTGAAGAAGTTGATGACCCACTAGGATTAGAGAACTTTTGGCCTTGTCCAAAGCCTTTATATTCCACGCTTACAACTGATTCATTAGAGCCAATTCCTGACTTTGCTATCTATCAAGACCAAGCAAGGGAGTTAGATACTCTTTCAGACCGAATCGAAGGCTTGATTAACGCATTGAAGGTTCGTGGCGTATACGATGCTTCTAGCTCTGAGTTGCAACGCTTATTCTCTGAAGGCGAAAACAACACATTAATTCCAATTAAAAACTGGCAAGCTTTTGCTGAAAAACAAGGCATGAGAGGAGCTATTGACTTAGTAGACATTACGCCTTTTGCTTCAGCTTTGCAACAATGCTATCAAGCAATGGAGCAAGTTAAAGGTCAAATCTATGAATTGATGGGTATTGCTGATATTCAGCGTGGTCAAACCGACCCTAATGAGACTCTTGGCGCACAAATCATTAAGTCTAATAACGCTTCAGGTCGATTAAAGACTATGCAACACGCAGTCGTGGACTTTGCTACAAGCCTTTTGTCTATTAAAGCGCAGATTATCTGTAATCACTTTACTGATGACACATTGTTGAAGATTTCAGGAGCGCAACAACTATCTCCAGCAGACCAACAAATGATTCCTCAAGCTTTACAGCTTTTACGCAATGAAGCTTCTAAGAATTTCCGTATTGAAGTAACCAGCGATTCCATGATTTATCAGGATGAGCAGCAAGAAAAAGACAATCGAGTTCAGTTTTTAAGCGCAGTTAGCAGCTTTATGACTACTGCTTTGCCGATTGCTGATAAAGCTCCTGAATTGACTCCTTTGCTCATGGAAATGCTTAAATTTGGCGTAACAGCGTTCAAAGCTGGCAAGCAGTTGGAAGGTCAGATTGATGAAACAGCCGATAAATTGCGTGAAATGGCTGCTCAAAAGGCTAATCAACCTCCTCCTCCAACTCCTGAGATGCAAAAAGCTCAGATGCAGATGCAAATTGAGCAAGCTAAGATTCAGGCCAAGCAACAAGAATTACAAATGAATTCTCAGCTTGAACAAGCTAAGTTACAAGGTCAAATGCAACTTGAGAAGGCTAAACAAGAGTATCAAGCTCAAGAAAATCAACTCAAATTTCAGTTAGAAGCTCAGAGAAATCAGGCTGATGCTGAAATGGAGATGAAAGTAGCTCAAATGAAGATGATGACTGAGCGCAATACTCAAGTCTTGCTTGCCCATATAAACAATGGCGCAAAGATTGAGACTGCTCGTATCTCTGCTGGAGCTGATGATGGTTCAGAAGCCTATTTCATGGAAGAAGATATGGCTCATGCAATGGAACATCCAATGCAGCCTATTGCCAATGCAATCGGTCAGGGAAATCAGCAAATGGCACAAGCTATTAGTGCTTTGGTAGATACAATTAACGCTCAACATAATCGCCCTAAGACAGTAGTTCGTGGGCCTGATGGCAAAATTACCGGAGTTCAATAATGGCTATTACAGTCAAGCATACTAAGGTTTCAACGATACCTGACGGAGATGACACATCCGTTGTAAGGCCTTCCGATTGGAACGCTGACCATCAATTAGTGGGAACTGTCCCTGTAGCCAATGGTGGTACAGGTGCAGCTACATTAACTGGGTATGTTATTGGTAATGGCACAGGTGCTATGACTGCATCAACAACTATTCCAAATACGGCAATTACAGGTCTTGGTACTGCTTCAACTAAAGATGCTGGTGTAGCCAATGGAGTAGCAACTTTAGATGGTAGCGGTACAGTACCAATTTCTCAATTACCAGCAGCAGTATTAGGAGCATTAAGTTATCAAGGCACTTGGAACGCAACAACTAACACGCCTACCCTTACCAGCTCAGTCGGTACTAAGGGTTACTATTATGTGGTTTCAGTTGCAGGAACAACAAACCTTAACGGAATTACCGATTGGCAAGTTGGAGATTGGGCAGTTTATAACGGCACAGCATGGCAAAAGATTGATAATACCGATGCAGTTACCAGCGTAAACGGATATACCGGAACAGTTGTATTAAATGCTACTGATGTAGGAGCAGTTTCAAGTGTTAGCGGTACAGCTCCAGTAAGCGTAGCAACTGGCACAACAACTCCAGTAATCAGCCTTGCTAGTGGTTATGGTGATACTCAAAATCCTTATGCTTCAAAGACTGCAAAATATGTTTTAGCAGCTCCTAACGCAACTGCTGGAGTACCAACATTTAGACAATTAGCCAATACCGATATTAGTGGTTTAGGCACAATGTCTACGCAAAATGCTAGTTCTGTAGCTATTACAGGTGGAACTATAAATGGCGTAGCAATCGGTGGAACAACTGCTGGAGATGGAACTTTTGACATCCTTACAGCCAATGTTTCAAGACTTGGAAACTCAACTGCTACATATTATCAAGCAAGCAATGGATTAGTTTCTACAGGAACTTATACTGCAACTCCACCTTCTGATGGCCTTGTAATTGACTATGCAACAGGATTTGGGCGTTTTAGCGACTTTGGTGGTGATGGATTCCAATGGTATAACGCTGGCGTAGCAACAACTAAATTAATGGAATTGTCCAGCACAGGAGCTTTAGCTACAACTGGCACAGTAACGGCTAATGGAGTATTGCTCACAGGGAATTTAGGTACTGTAACGAGCGTAGCTGCAACAGCAGGAACAGGGATTAGCGTAAGCGGAAGTCCAATTACAACTAGCGGTACTTTAACTATTACCAATACTGCTCCTGACCAAACTGTAGCTATTTCAAGCGGAACAGGTATTAGTGTTACTGGAACTTATCCTAACTTTACTGTAACTAATACAGCTCCTTCATCCGGTGGTACTGTAACTTCCGTAAGTGGAACAACTGGTCGCATAACCAGCACAGGTGGCACAACTCCTGTAATTGACTTAGCTTCAGGCATTGCAACTGCTGGCACTACTGGTTCTTCTACTCTTATCCCTGTAATAACGATTGACACTTATGGGCGTGTAACCAGTATTACAACAGCCTCAAATCCACAAGGAACAGTAACTTCTGTAGGCGGTACAGGAACAGTCAATGGATTGACTTTGACCGGAACAGTAACTTCTAGCGGAAATCTGACTTTAGGCGGAACTTTAGACCTTTCTAGCCCTCCTGCTATTGGCGGTACAACTCCAGCAGCCATTACCGGAACAACGATTACGGCTACTAAATTTGTAGGCGTATCAGGCGGAACATTCTAATGTTTCAAACAGCTTTCCAAGCTAACGCATTTCAAAATGATGCGTTTCAAATAGTCATAACACCAACTACGCCTACTAAACAAGGCGGAGATGATGCTTCATGGACTAAAGAGGAAAGAAAGCGTTATAAAGCACTTCAGAAAAAGCTAAGACTTGCTGAAGAAAAACGCATGGCAGCTCTTAAAGCTGACCAAGATGCTCGCAGGGATTTCATTAGGGATTTAGTAGACCCTAAACCAGCAGTCAAAACCGATGATGTAGAATCTCCGGAGCAAGTTGTAACAGCTAAAAAGAAAGAAATCGTTAATTACGATGCTTTAATAGCTAATTTGCAAAGACAGCAATCAGATTTATTTAACGCAGTATTAATTAGACAAGCCAAAGAACGCTTAGAACAAGAGATTGCAATACTCGAAACTAAGCGATTGGCTGAGCTAGATGACGAAGAAAGTATCTTGGCACTATTTTTATAAAGGGTATTAATACTTACGATGACTCCTTATCAACAGTATAAAAAAGGCGTAGATTTACTTCATTTAGGACATTACCAAGCAGGATTCAGGCTTTATGAATTCCGTTGGCATCCTCTCGTTTTGCAATCTACAGGCGAAAGATGGGATAAATGGGTAACAGCTCCAAAATGGAATGGCGAACGACTTATCGACAAGCATATAGTCGTTCAAATGGAGCAAGGATTTGGCGATATTATTCAATTTTGCCGATTCCTCCCAATGCTTAAAGCTTGGGGAGCTAAGAAACTCACAGTAATGACCCATAAATCCCTTATGCAATTAATAGGGCAAATGGATTGCATTGATGTAATTACTGATGACAGAAGCAAGGATATAGAAGCGGATTATTGGATTGGCTCTATGTCGCTGCCTCATTTTGCTAGTTATGCCCCTCCATTCGTAAAGCAATCATTCCCAATTACCAATAAGCGCATTGTTGGTTCAGAAGGCTATTTAGATGCTGTTTCTAGTGGGATTGAGCGCAAAGTAGGTGTAAATTGGTCAGCTTCTACAGGGCCATTGCACTATGTAAAGTCTATTCCACTCAATATCATGCGAGATTTAGTGGGAGATGATGTTTATTCAATTCATCTTCAAACAGACGATGTATTCGACACTTTGCCTAATGATGGCTGGAAGCAAGACTTCTATAAGACTGCTTGCCACATGAAAGCAATGAAAGCGGTAGTAGCTCCTGATACAGCAACAGCTCATTTAGCTGGAGCATTAGGCGTTAAATGTTTTTTATTGCTTCCTGATGACCCTTTTATTTGTTGGCGTTGGAAAAATGCCACATGGTATGACTCAGTAGTAACCCTTAGAAAAGATGAATGGCACTTATTACCTAGCTTATTGGAGGAACTATGATTTGCCCTAAATGTGGATATACACAAGGAAACCATGTAGAAGCTAAAAAGTCCGATAAAGACTTTTATTTGGAGTTTTGGGGATATACCCTAGGAAGCCCTGAAGCTGAGCAAGCATGGAAAGAAAAGCAAGAGATGACCCATCGTGAAGCTCCTATGGTTATGAGCGATATTGAAGGTTATGTCTCACAAGTTGATGGCTCATGGATTAAAAGCCGTAGCCACCATAGAAGTCATCTAAAAGAACACCGGATGATTGAATTAGGCAATGATGTACCAACGCAGCATAAGAAAATAGAAGTTAGCAGAAAGTCTAATGAAGCTAGAAAGCAACAAATAGCTGAATTGGCTTATGCAAAACTACGATAAATCCGATACCTTGGAGAATTAAAATGGCAGATTTAGACCGGAGAGCAGCCTTAGAAGCTGCTTTGGATGCAGCAGAAGATGGAAAACTAGAAGTCCCTGAAGAAGTGGAAATCGAAGTTGCTCCTGTAGATGACATAGCAAAAGAAGCTCGTACTGAACCAACTGAGGAATTAGAACCAGTTGAGATGCAGACCGAAGAACATGAAGAAGAACCTGAACAAGTTGAGGAAAAACCAGCTTTAGCTCGCCCTTCTACATGGAAAAAGGAATATCTACCTATTTGGGATAAGCTGACTTCCGGTGGTGAATTGACCAAAGAAGAAGCCTTAAAACTGGCTGAATACTCCAATCAAAGAGAGTCAGAATACAAGAAAGGCGTTAGCACTTATAAGGCTGAAGCCGATAGAGCTAGGGCGTTAGAGGAAGCTATTGCTCCTTTTATTCCTGAACTACAAGCTCAAAATATTAGCCCTTCTGCATGGATTAATAATCTAGGTAGAGCGCACATGATTTTGACAAAAGCTCCTTATCAAGAAAAAGTGCAAATGTTCCAACGACTTGCACAAGATTATGGTATACAATTTAATCAAGATGAAGTTGCTCAACCACAGCAGCTAGACCCTTACACTCAACAACTGATGAACCAGTTAAACATGGTAAATCAGGAAGTTTCGACTATCAAAGGTCGGTTTGCCCAAGAGGAAAACCAACGCTTAATGGGAGAAATTGAGAGGGTTCGTAGCAATGTGGAAAAGTTCCCTCATTTTGATGTGGTAAGGGAAGAAATGGCTCAATTACTTGAGTTAGGGAAAGCCCAAGACCTAGAATCGGCTTATGCCAAAGCTGTAAGACTTAACGATGATGTATGGGAATTAGAAAAGGAACGACTCCTTAAAACTGGTTCTCAACAAGCCTCGAAAGCACAGCAAGTAGCTAAAGCTAAGGCTGCAGCAGTTAGTCCTCGTTCCGTTACACCTAGCGGAAAAGTGAGTGATGGCTCAGATAAAAAGGATAGGCGGTCTATCATTGCCGACCAACTTGGTGAAGCAATGAGCCGTAGGGTTTAACTTAATTTAATAAAGGAAATATCATGGCTTTCGCTAACTCAGCTATTACCGATATTATCGCAACGACTATTCAAAGCCGTAGCGGTGAATTGGCAGACAACTTAACACAAAACAATGCAATTCTTCAACGCTTGAACCAAAAAGGCAATATTCGCCCTTTCTCAGGTGGTAATGTGATTCTTGAAGAAATCATGTATAACGACCCAAATACAAATAACGCTAACTCTTATAGCGGATATGAAGTATTGAACATCGCTCCTGATAGCCCTATTTCTGCAGCTCAATACAAAATCGCTCAGTACGCAGACAGCGTAACAATGAGTGGTCTTGAAATGTTGCAAAACTCAGGCAAAGAAGCAATCATCGACTTGCTCGATGGTCGTATGCAAGTTTCTGAAGCTCGCTTATTGAATCGTATCTCCGGTGACTTGTTCCTTGATGGTACAGGCAATGGCGGTAAGAACCTTGACGGCTTGGGAGCTGCAGTTTCAGCTTCTCCTACAACTGGTACTTATGGTGGTATTAATCGTGCTAACTGGACTTTTTGGCAAAACCAAATCACTACAGGCGTGACTACTACTCCTGCTACAACTAACATCCTTGCTAAGATGACTGAAGCTGCTATCAAGCAGATTCGTGGTACTGACAAGGCTGACTTGATTGTTGCTGGTAACACAATGTATCAACTTTATGTAAACGCTTTGCAGTCTATTCAGCGTATTGCTTCTGAAGAATCCGGTGCTGCTGGTTTCGCTTCATTGAAGTTTTATGGTGGTGGTACTTCTGCTGATGTGGTATTAGGTGGTGGTTATGGTTCACAAGAGACAGCTACATATATGTATCTCTTGAACACTAACTACATTTTCCTACGCCCACACAAAGAGCGTAACTTTGTACCTATCGGTGGCGAGCGTCAATCTATCAACCAAGATGCAATCGTAAAATTGTATGGCTGGGCTGGTAACTTGACTACTTCTAACAGCTTCCTACAAGGCTTGCTGACAACCTAATAGATTGGGCGAAAGCCCTTTCTATTTAATTGTCCATTTAATATATAAAGGAAATAATCATGGCATATACCACTCTCCCTATCGCTGGAATTAATTTGAATTCAATTACTCCATCCGATTTTGTTTACACTAACGGCTCTACAGTTGAAAACATCCCTGCTTTTGGCCCAATCGGTGCGGAAACTTTTGCCTCTGATGGCAAGCGTTATGTATTCGCTCAAGCTGCAGCTACGATTCCTGCTGGTACTACAGTTTGCACAGTTAATGCAACCACTTTCCAAGTGACTGCAACTGGTGGCTCTTATGTATCTCCTGCTGAATCAATGGTTTCAGGTGACTACGGCTGGTTTGGCGTAGCTTCTGTATAAGTTGAAGTTTTTGTAGTACCCTAGGGAGTCCCTTAAAGAAGGACTCCCTTTTTCTTTTTAACAACCTAACTACTTAGGAGCATTAAAAATGGCTATTGATAGCGATATGCAAGGTGCTGATGCACGATTAGCAGTTCAGTTTTACAAGCGGTCTATTAAGCAAGAAGATGAAACTATTGCTGCTGGCAGACCAATATTCAAAGAGTTCGATTTTGTAAAAATCATGGTTCCGGGCGATGCCCTTACCGAAATTGATACTTATGCCAACGAATCCCATAAACAGCGTTTTCCTCGTCAATGGGCGCATTATCAGAATCAAGTAGGAGACCATAACGACTTTATTGGCACTCCCTTAGAACAATGGACTCAAATTACTCGTTCTCAAGCTGAAGAATTGCGTGGATTGAAGTTTCCAACTGTAGAATCTATTGCAAATGCCTCAGATTTACAGCTTCAGCGCATTGGTATGGCAGCAGGTATGTCTCCTGTAGCCTTTAGAGATAAAGCTAAAGCGTTCCTTAATTTAGCTACAGAAGTCGGCAATATAAACCAGCGTGAAGCAGAGCTAGAAAAGCTCCGTCAAGAAAACGCTGCTATTAAAGCTGCTTCCGAAGCTCAAATGGCTAAACAACAAGCTCAAATTGATGCTCTTATGTCAATGATGGCTGAAAAAAAGCCAAAAGGTCGTAAACCAAAAGAAGTAACAGAAACTAGCGTAACTGAATAAAAAAGGGGAGAGAAATCTCCCTTTTTTGTATATAATTCCTTAACATACTCTAATTACTTGGAGTGCAATCTTCAAAGTAAAGGGAAACTATGTCCTCAACAATGCTCCAAATGGTTCAGCAAATTACAGCAGAGCTGAATTTGGCTGTTCCAACCTATGTAGCAGGTAATCCTTCTCAGGATGTGCAGCAAGTCCTAGCACTCCTTAATGGTCAAGGTTACGACCTAATAAAAGAATACGATTGGCAAGCCCTTCAAGTCCAGTATCGCTTTTATACCCAAGCAATTACGACTAACGCAACTAGCGTAAATGGCTCTACAGTCCTTGTGGTAGATAGCGGAACAGATATTAGTCAAGTTGATTCTCAATGGGGAATTACTGGGTATGACATTAATCAAGATACCAATGTTGTAACAGCCGATAACACTACCAAAATCATCACTATGAGCCAAATGGCTTCAGGAAGTGGCAATGGAAGCGTTGTTTTAGCTCAAATGGCTTATGATTTACCAGCCGATTTCTTGTCAATTACCGATAGAACTCAATGGGATAAGACTAAGCATTGGGAAGCTTTAGGGCCTGAAGATGCTCAGCAATGGCAATGGCTAAAGTCCGGTTATATTTCAACTGGGCCTCGTATTAGATGGCGTATTTTGGATAATCAGTTCCAAATATGGCCTCCAATGAATACCCAAGAGTATCTAGGATGGGAGTATCGTTCAAGAGGATTTGCTAGAGGAGCTGATGGCTCTGTTAAAAACAGCTTTACTCAAGACTCTGATACGACTGTATTGGATGACCGAGTTTTTGTTCAAGGAACTAAACTCAAGTATTGGTCAATTAAAGGCTTTGATACGACTACTTTATTGCAAGAATATCAACGCTATTTATCAGTTGCAAAAGCTGAAGATAAAGGCTCTCCTAACCTGTCATTCGCTCCTTATCCATCTAAAGTCCTTATTGGATGGGCTAATATTCCTGATACAGGCTATGGTTCATGATATTCGGTCAAGCTAAGCAAAATACAGCAACTACATCATCAATTCCTTCTCCTATTGGAGGCTGGAATGGTAGGGATTCATTAGCAAATATGAGTCCAACTGATGCCGTTCAGCTTATTAATTGGTATCCGACTCCAACTGATGTAACGATGCGTAAGGGTTATACAGTAGTTTCCGTTTTAACGACTTCTACTGGCGTTCAAACCATTTCTAGCATTACTCATGTAGATAGCTTAGCTACTTTAACGACTGCTTCTGCTCATGGATTGTCTACTGGAGCTTATGTTTCTATTACCGGAACAACTCCAGCAGCCTATAGTGGCGTATTCAAAATAACAGTAATAAGCCCTACAAAATTCACTTATACGACTATTACTACGCCTTCAGGCAATGCAACAGTTGTAGGAGCTTACTTAAATCAGCTTAAAACGCCAATTAATACTTTGATGAATTACACAAAGACGGCTGGCGGATATAGTCTTTTTGCTGCTGCTGGTACTGATATTTGGGATGCAAAGCCAAATCCAGCAGTTAATGTCTTTTCCGGAATTACTAGCGATAAATTTCAATCGGTCAATATTACTAATACAGGTGGTCATTTTTTAGTAGCTTGTAATGGCATAGACCCTACCCTTATTTATGATGGTAGTGTATGGTTTAAAGTAGCTACAACTACAACTGCTGCAGCTATTACTACTATTGTTCGTACAAGCCCTTCAAATGTGGCAACTGTAACAACTGGTACAGCTCATAATCTTGTAAGCGGTAACAGAGTAACTATTTCAGGTTCTTCAGGCGGTGCTTTTGATGGAAATTTTGTCATTACTGTTACCGGAACTTTTACTTTTACAATAGTTACTAGCGGAACTAGCTCAGTAACTTCTGTAACTGGTTCATATACAGTTATTGGTATTACAGGTGTAGATTCTAGCCGTTTTATCAATGTCAATTTATTTAAAAATCGTCTTTATTTCACAGAAAAAGAGACTTTGACTTGCTGGTTTTTGGATGTAAATTCTATTGGTGGTGCTGCTTCTCCTCTTTATTTTGGCGGAATTGCTCGTAATTCAGGCTATTTACAGGCTATGGGAACATGGACTTTAGATGCTGGACAAGGCGCAGATGATTACGCAGTATGGATTACCTCAATGGGTGAGACTATCGTATACAACGGAACAGACCCTACAGACCCTTTAAATTGGGCTTTAAAAGGCGTTTGGCAATTAGGACAGACATTCAATCGCAGATGCTTTTTTAAATGGGCTGGAGACCTTTTATTGCTTACTCAAGATGGTCTAGTTCCTTTGGCTTCTGCATTGCAATCTAGTCGTTTAGACCCTAGGGTAAACCTTACCGATAAAATTTATTACCCTATTAGCATTGCTGCAACGACTTATTTTGATAATTTTGGCTGGCAAATCAATTATTTTGCCTCTGAAAATATGTTGATTTTAAACATTCCAATTACTAATGGAATGGAACAATATGTAATGCACACCATTACTAAGTCATGGGCTAGATTTACTAATATTCAAGCTTATTGTTGGGAAGTATCAGGCGATGCAGATATGCACTTTGGCAGCGATGGAGTTGTTGGAACTTTCTTTACTTCTCTTTCTGATGATGGAAATAACATTACTGCTGCAGCGCAACAGGCTTATAGTTATTTTGATGCTCCGGGCCAATTAAAGCGTTTTACGATGGTTCGCCCTACACTTCAATCTTCAGGTGGCGTTCCTAATGTTTATTGTGGTTTAAGTACCGATTTTGATACACAAATTAACCTTGGTCAGGTCTCATTTAATCCTAATGCTGGCAATGATGGCGTATGGGATATAGCTAAATGGGATAAAAACAAGTGGGTAGGTGGATTAACTACTACTAAGATTTGGCAAGGCGTTACTGGAATTGGCTTTACAGGCTCGATTAATCTAAATGTGGCATCTCGTAACATTGAGCTACATTGGGCTTCTACTGATTACATCATGGAGCGTGGAGGCGTAATTTAATGCGAAAAGTGGTTACTGAGAATCAGGAGCATTTAAGAGCATGGATTACAGGAGTTTTAGGTATTAAATTTGATGTAAATACGATGTGTATTGGGCAAGAAATTGATGGAGAAATTGGAGCTGTAGTAGCTTACACCAATATTCAAGACAATTCATGCGCTATGCACCAAGCAGCAATAGTACCGAATTGGATTAGTAAAGACCTATTATGGGCGTGTTTCGATTATCCCTTTAATACATTGAAAGTTAAGGTTATACTAGCTGCAGTTTCCTCCAATAACGAGGAAGCATTGAAGTTAGACCGACACCTTGGTTTCATAGATAAAGCGTATATCGAAGATGCTCATACAGATGGGGATTTAGTTATATTAGCAATGAGGCGTGAAAATTGTCGATGGCTCGACTTGAAAACGCCTCTCAAAGGAGAATGATATGGGTGGCGGTGGCGGAATTTTAAGTCCAATTACAAATGCAATATTCGGGAGTCCTCCTAGTCCTCCTCCTGCGCCTGACTATACGGCTGCAGCTCAGACTACGGCTGCTGGAAACTTAGCTGCTGCTCAAGCTGCGACTTCTGCAAACAGAGTAAGCCAATACACTCCATACGGAAACCTTGTCTATACGCAAAATGGCGTAGATACCCAAGGAAATCCAATGTGGAACGCTACTACTAGCCTTTCTGATGTTGGTCAGCAACTTCTAAATACTCAAAATCAAACCAGTTTAGGTCTTGGTCAGACAATTAATGCTCAACTTGGCAATGTGCAAAACACAATGGGCCAAGGATTTAACCCTAATTTGCCGGGCTTAACTTATAGCGGTGGTCAAGCCAATTTAAGTCAAGTTGGACAAGGCCCACAATTTAATCAAGTTGGACAAGCTCAAAACTTGCAAACTGGCGTAAATGGCACAGGTATGCAAGGATGGGATGCTGCGACTGCCCTTATTAATCAGCGTTTACAGCCACAAATGGCTCAAGCTGCTGAATCACAAAAAGCTCAGTTGGCTAATCAAGGTCTTGTACCGGGAACTCAAGCCTATGACAATGCTATGCGTAGCTTTAATCAAGGGCAAAATGATTTATTGACTCAAGCACAGCTTCAAGGTGCTAATGTTCAAAATCAAATGTTTAATCAGAATTTACAAGCTGGACAATTTGGAAATCAAGCAATTACTCAGCAAAATTCTAATCAACTTGCTAATACTGGATTTAATAATCAAGCTTCTCAACAAGGTTATGCTAACCAGCTATCTGCACAACAAGCTAATAATGCTGCAGCTCAACAAGGGTATGCAAACAATGTAACCAATGCAAATCTTGGAAATACTGCACAGCAACAAGCTTATACCCAAGCAATGACAAACTACAACTTGCCATTAAATGTCTTGAGCGCATTGCGTACAGGTGCTTCAGTTCAAAATCCAACATTTCAAAATGTTCCACAACAAGCTACTACTGCTGGTGCTGATGTTCTTGGAGCGCAAACAGCTCAATATAACGCTGCTTTAGGAGCTTCTAATGCTTCAGCAGCTCAACAAGCTGGCTTAAATAGCGGATTGATGGGATTAGGCGGTACATTAGGTGCTGCAGCTTTGCTTTCTGATATTCGCACTAAAGAAAACATTGTTCAAATTGGCATTGCTGAAAATGGATTGCCTGTTTATATCTACGAATACAAACCTGAATTTAAAGCTGAAACTGGCGA